TCAAAGGTGGACACCATAAGGGAAGAAGGCGACTTCAACCTCCAGAAGGGCGAACCAAGTCAGGATTATGATTTCTTTCCTAACACCGTGAGCCACGGCATAGCCAGCGCTCCGTTCACCTTCTCGATCAACCAGTCCATACATAGCAACATCCATGGACTCAATTATGAAATGGTTGGTGACAATCTTTATGACACCCTGTTACCATATGACTCCGTCGAAGACACAATCGGCAACTGGGGTGTTGACAACGATAGTGTGCAATACACAGAGGAGATTCTGAGTCAAATAGCTCCGACCATGACCGGCATCGCTGATCATAAACGAGAAACAGGTTACACCCACTTTGGAGCCCCGAATAAGTACCAAAAGTTTCATCTCAAGACCAATCAGCGTCCCATCTTGAACCCATATGCCAAGCCTGGGGTTCATGCTTTGAGCATGGGCAGAGTCAGAGGCAGACAGCAGACTTGCGCTGATTTAGATCACTGTATTTTGGCAGTTCTCAGCAGACAGACGCATCTCAAGAAGAGAATGTCGAGGAAAGATGTCTACAAGTTGGCAATGGAGCTATGGATCGGTCTTAACAAGTTTGTGGACTTGGAGAAACTTGCATCAATGAAACTTACGCAAGAGGAGTTGACGCAATTCTTGATACAGTTGCTTGAGAACATCCACAAGAAGAAAGACCCACAGAGGCAAGATGAAGGCGTGTACGGCGAGAGTTCCAAAACCACCAGCAGAATCCTCCTCTTCAACAAGAATCAGCACAAGAATGACCTGAAACCCGATGGCGCTTTCAGAGGTGATGAGAAGGTGGTTAACTCCGAGTTGGAGCGCTTGCCTAAGTGCGGCCAGGTTATTTCAGCACAACCTAAGACACTGAACCACATTGCTTCACCTTATACAATGGCGCTTGAGAACAAGCTGAAGGCGTGTCTGCGTAAAGGTGTTCTCTTGCCCAATGGAGAGGATCCCAAGACCTTCAAGAAAGAGGTCAATGCAAGACTCAAGATGAAGGGCACTTTCCAAAATGTGGCCTGCGATATCTCTGAACAAGACACCACCAAGACTGAAGCCACACATCTTGTCTTTAGGTGGCTTTTTGAGGCGATTGGAGTGCCAAGTCACACTTACGATCTGGTCCAGCAAGCATGCATCCAGTGGACCGGGTATGGTCTGGACTTCAGCATAAACAACGTCGAGACGTTTCAAAGCGGCATCAATTGGACCTATCTCAACAACACCGTTGACTCCATGGCCAGAATTGGTGCATCGTTCGAGATAGAAGGTCTCAGATTGGCGATGTTCAAGGGTGATGATGCTTACATCTCAGCACGCAAGGTCAACTATGTCAAGAAGCGCAAAGAGCTGAAGGTCGAGACAGGCACCAATTTGCCTTTTGTCGGTTTCATCGTCACCGAAACCGGCCTCGGCTTGGATCTGCCTAGACT